GGAGCCAGCTCGGCCTGTCCGCGGGGGCGATCGATCTCTCTCCCTCATCGCTCAGCGGCTCAATGACGTTCACTCCGCCTGGTGCCGGCAATTACCAGATCAAGACGAGCTTCTCCAATGTTAACTGGGTTCCCCCGCCGAACCTTTCGATCGCCGTTTCGGCGACATCGCGCAGCATGACCTCGATCAAGGCCGGCCGCTGGGACGATCCCACCGTCTGGGGGACGGGAGCGGGACTCGCCCCTCCCACGGCCGGCGACTCCGCGACGGTCGCTCACGCGCTCACGACGGTCGGCGGCGTGACGCTCGGGACGGGAGCGGCGACGACCTGCCTGTCGATCACGACCGGATCGCTCAGCGTCATCGGCTGCGTACTGACCTTGCGAGGCAATGCCTCGGTCGGCCATGCGACCGGCTACTCCGGAACGGTCACGAACGTCCTGACCGTCTGGAGCTCCGCGGGCAATCAGGCCGGCGTCGTCCTCGACGGCAATTCCGGCGTCACCCCCGTGATGACGGTCGGGGAGGACTCTCAGGTCACGTTCACCGGCTACCCGGCCTGCCATGCCTACTGCATGACGAAGGCCGGAACGGCGGGCAACCCTGGCTATATCACGGACAATGCCTCGGCACGGTCGTTGTACCTGGCGGCGAGCTACACCGATTTCAGCTATCTCGGCGGCTCCTCACAGCCTGGTCTGAACGCGGGCAATGTCAACGACGCAAGCGGTACAGCCGATCCGCTGTTCACGATGGATCATTGCACCATCGACCACTGCGGACGGTTCCCTTACCTGTCACTCAGGGGAGCGACGATCAATTTCTCGTTGACGCACTCGACCTGGACGAACTGCCTTTCCGACGCCCTCTATGTGCCTGGGGTCACCACCACAATATCGGGGGGCGGCGTCCGGCTGATCGATCAATGCACGTTCTTCGGTTATGTAAATCTGGGAGCACAGAACCAGTTCACGATCACCAATTGCTACTTCGACGCCCAGTTCAGCGGCGGCTTGCAGGTTCCTTGCTGGACGTTGTTTGACGGCAATTTCTGTCGGAAGACGGACAGGACAGAAATCAACGCGGGCGGCAGCGTGACCAACCTGTTCATGCTGATCGACGGTCCGACCAGCGCCAACGCGATGTTCGCTTCCCGCTACGCGGCGGCCACCACGTACAGTTACTGCGTACTCCAGGGAACGACGATCACGGACGGCAGCGGCAAGCTGTTCTCGGGGACGGAAGCCGGGATGGTTTCCCGGACGTTGACTTATTCGCACAACATCATCCTGCCGTCGAGCGCCGGCGGACATAACTCTTCCGGCGTGATCACGTTCATCTCAATGAACCCGGTTGATCCCATGCCGCCTTATGCGGTGATCGACCGGAACACGGCGTATGTCGGCAATTACGCGGGTATCTTGTGCGGGTACGACACCGATCCCGCACTCGCCGGGAGCGTACTGAGCTGCCGGAGCAACGCCTTCTGGTCGGATTCGCTCGCCGGCGGTTACGCGATGATCAACGGCGCGACAAGCCCGTGGCCTGACATGGTCGCGGGGGCAAATTGCGACTACAACGGCTCGTACAACGTCGCCAAGGTGCCGGGAGGCACATGGTCGAGCCCGGACAACCTGAGCAACGGGACGATCTACGACATGCCGTTCAGCGCTACACCAGGCGTTCACGATCACACTGACGTGAACCCCCAGTTCGTGGACCCGACGCGCAACCTGGAATCGTGGGCGGTCGCCCAGGGCTACATCAGCTCCGGTGCTTTGGCACCGGCGAAAGTCTCGGCCGCCCTGGCCGCGATCCAGGCAAACCCGGCCCTGACGAGTGCCTCGCTGCTGCCTTACGTTCGCGCCGGATTTACTCTCCAAGCAGGATCGGCGTACATCGCCGCGGGCTACAGCGGCGTCAACATAGGAGCAATCTGATGGCGTGGTCAGCGAACCTTGAAGCAATTGCAGCCGTCGGCGGCATGGCGGCATCAAGGACGATCACCCTGGCAACCACACCGGCCGCGGGTGATTTCCTGGTTCTCTTGTATGAGGGGTACGCCAGCACCGGCGCCCCGGCGAGCGCCACCGTCGCTGACAACAAGACCGGAAATACGTGGACGCAGGACGTATACAACAATACGACCGGCGACGGTAAACGGTCGGTCGGCATCTGGCACTCAACCCTCGTTGCCGGGGGCTCGAGCTTCGCGGTCACGCTCACGATCACGGACGGTACTCATACCCAGGCGGACATCAACCTGGCGGTCCTGCGGTACGGAACGCCCGGCGGGACCGTCTCGCTCGATTCCGCGAACCATGCGGGTGCCACCACACAGGCCAGTCCGCTGCCGTGCGGGGCGCTCACAATCTCCGGTGTCTCGGACCTTGTCGTCGCGTGCGTCGGGTGCAACACTTCGCAGCCCAGCGCCGCAAGCGGCTTCACGCGAGAAGCATACAGCAATACAGCGGCGATCGATTACTGGTCGACCGAAGACCAGCTTGGTGTAACCGCCGGCTTGACGCCGGGGTTCACGACAACCGGAAACAATAGTTACATAGGCGCATGTGCCGCATATGAATACTCATCCGGTACGAGCGCGGCGGCCCTTACTTCCTTCGGACAGCAAGTCATCGGCACGGGAGTTTACTGATGTACCTGAAGAACACCGCAAGCCAGTTCATCGGCTTCACCGCGATCAACGCATCGACCGGCGCGACAATGACCGGCACAACCGGGTTCGCCGCGTACCGCGTGATCGACGGCGGAGCGCAGGCGAGCGCGACCGGAAGTGTCACGGACAAGACCAACGGCCAGTACTCGTTCGCGCTTTCGCAGGCGGACACGAACGGCAACGACATCTCGATCCTGTTCACGATGACGGGCATGGTCGCCGTCGAAAAGACGTTTCTCACGGTCGCGTCCCCAGGCGCTGCAATTGCGGCCTTGATCCTGACCACGCCGGCGAACCTGCTCGCCACCGATGCGAGCGGCCGGATCAGTCTCAACCTCGCCCAGACGCTCGCCGCATTCGGCTCGGCCCTCACCTCTTCGACAGCAGACACGGCCTTGACGGTCAACGAGGCCCTGCACTGTGCGATTGCATCGGTAGGCGGCCAGCAAACCACGTCGGGCACCGCCTATACCACGAAGACATCGGCGGGCACGACGGTTCGTGCATTCACGCTCGATCAGAATCCCAGCCCGAGCAACAGGACGTGAGCGATGTATCGAGAGCTTGTTACCAACGGTTTGACAGGTTACTCGATTGATCTGGTTACCGGGGGCCTGGGACTCAGGACGCCCAGTGACGAGCATGTCGTCGGTGGCTTGCTAGGCTACTCCGATCTCGTTACCGGCGGCCTGGGTCAAGGACCGTCCGTAGCCCCGACCACGGCGACCCTCTCCGGTCCGTTCTCCGGCCCGGTCAACGCGGCCTCGAGCAATTTCACTGTCACGCTCGACCAGCCGGCCCAATCCGGCGGCGTCTCCTGTCCGGTCGCCAGCTCGGTCGGCGGCGACACGATCACGAGCACGCCGGTCGTCATTGTCTCGGGCCAGACCACGGGCGCGTTCACGATCACGCCTCGGGCCCTCAATGGGATAGGAGGCGTCCGCTACATCACGCTTGGAGCCACCACGCCGAGCCTGACCATCGCGGGTAGTCCGATCGCCTACAACGCCGTGAGTACCGCCTACCCCATGGCCATGATGATGGAACTGTGACGGGGCGTTCCTGAACGGGGCGATGCCGCTCCTGGACGGGGCGATGCTCCTGAACGGGGCGATGCCCCGTGCTGACATGTCCTGCCCCTTTGGGGCGTTTGCGCAAACCGAGGTGCAACGTAGTACCTTGGCTCATGAAAGGGCCCTGAAAGGGCCGTACATATCAGCCCAGGGCAACGCCCTGGCAGTCCTGGACAAACCATGGGTATCAGCCTCGAAATCGTTCAGGGCACGGCCCGGGACTTCCAGTTCCAGCTCGCCGGTTATACGGCCGCGAGCGAACCCTGGACGCTGGACCCCGAGCAGACCGTGCTGATCACGGGCGCGCCCGCCTCCACCGCTTCGGGCTCGTTCCTGTCCACGGACGTCCTGACCGCCTCGGTCTGGGCGGGATCGAACGAGGTGCCGCTCCTGACTCCGGCGGCGAGTTGGATCTCGGCCCCGGACGCGCAGCTCCAGGTCAGCATTCAGAACGCCGACAGCCTGGGCCTGGCCTACGGAACCTACTATCTCCAGGCATATGCGACCCGGGCGGGCACGCCGCCGCGGACCACGGCGCTCCTGCCCCGCGGAAGCAGCCTGGAGATCATCGCGGCGCCGCTGGCGGTTGTTCCCCGGCCGACCTACATCGGCATCGTGGACCTGCGCAAGATCGCCCCGTGGATCGACGACCTGCAAGTCCCTGACTCGCACGAAGGGTTCGACGACCCGTGTGCCGACTCCCGGGACTGGCTTGATGAGATGACCTTGCGCAACTACCGGGGCGGCAACGTCTCGCTCCTGGGCTACCACGGGTTCGCGCTGGACGCCTGGTACACCGGCGGCGGCCGGCGGACAAGCCTCACGAACCGCTGGCTGTTCGCGGCGCTCGCGTCGAACCAGCTCCTCGTCACGCCGCGAGTCCGGAACGTCTGCTCGTACTACGCCCTCTCGCGGATCTGCGAGAGCATGATCACCAAGGGCGGGATGTACGCGATGCTGGCGGCCCGCTTCCGTCTCGAGGCCGAGTCATTGCTGGCCAGCACGACGGTCGAGATCGACGTGAACGGTGACGGGTTCGGCGAGGTGCCGATTAATTTCAGCTCGACCAACACTCTTTGGGCGTGATTAGCGGACGGGGCGTTGCCCTGGGCTGAATTGTCCTGCCCCTTCGGGGCGTATTCGCAAGCCATGGTTCAACGTTGAGCTGTGGCACTCGAAGAGGCCCTGAAAGGGCCATACAAACCAGCACGGGGCAACGCCCCGTACGGGAGCATCATGGCAGGCGTTCGCAGTCTCGACCTTCCGGTGTCTCCCCGGGCCGCGGTGTTCCGCGCCATGGAAACGATCGTGCGGCAGAACGCTGTCTTTCAGCGCATGGTCCGCCCCGACAACTTTCGCACCTGGCAGGGCGAGCCGCGCGATGTCAAGCCGTTCACGGTCGCCGAGGCGCCCTGCCTGCGCTGGACGCCGATGAACACGGGCGAGGAGTTCAAGACGCCGGACACCATGGCCGGCGACCTGCTCATCAACTGCGAGGTCGTGATCCGGGGGAGCTGCTGCGACGATCTGACGAACTTGTGGTGGATGCTGACCCGATGCTTCTACCCGCAAGGCGGCGGCGCCCCGAGGCAGGCGATCATCCAGACCTTGCAGACGGCCGGGGCTCGCAGCGGCCTGGTACTCTTCAGTCAGCCCGCCTTCGACCCGGGCCCCGACGGCGTGTTCTTCGCCGGCCAAGGGCAGATCAAGATCGAGATCCAGAGTCAGCTCAATAGTTGAGCAAGGCAAAAGGAAGAAGGCAAAAGGCAAAAGCAACAAGAATTCCTTCATCCTTTTTGCCTTCTTCCTTTTGCCTTTTCCGGAGGCTCCTCATGAGTCGTGAATTTCTGATGCTGGTGCAGGAGTCCGCCTACAAGACTCCCGTCACGACACCCGTGGTTTGGCCGACCACGTCCGCCAACGCATTCTACATCAGGCTCGACGGGGCCAACGTGTTCACCATGCGGCCGCGGCCCGTGATGGTGGCCGTGCCCTACGGCGGCGGCGTGGCGATCGACGCCTTCCGCGTCGCGGACAAGATCGAGTGCAAGGGCAGG